GGATCCGTTGGCCCGGAGAGAACACTGAGATCGAGCAGACCACCGCGAAGCTGTTGACCCTGCTTTACGTGAAGTCAGTGAACGAGAACCAGGATCCGGATGTCACATCAACATTCATCAAAAACGACACCATAGTCAGCCGGGTTGAAGGACAGCCAACTTTTCATGCAGCATTTTATGAGCTGAAAGAAGTGCCGGGCTCCACGCCGAAAGAAACGATCGAAGATACAAGTCTATAGGAGAAGAATATATGTCATCCACTGATTACGAACAGATCAAAAGCAACTGGGAGATGTACGAGAAACTCTGCAGTCGCCTCAGTGATCACAACATGACTGAAATGTTGGATACTCTAGGGAATAGGATAGCGATGTGTCCCGCCTCTTCTAAAGAGGATCAGTATGAGGCGCGCCCCGGAGGTCTAGTGTCTCACTCGCTCAAGGTAACCTCAAACATGAGATCCCTAAACGACGCGATGTCCCTGGGTGTGCCCATTGCGTCAATTCTCAAGGTGGGCCTTCTTCATGATCTGGGGAAGGTGGGGGATCTAGACCAGGACCTCTTTGTGGATCAGGATTCTGACTGGCATCGGGAGAAGCTGGGGCAGGTCTACAAATTTAACGAGGACCTGAATAAGATGTCGACATCACACAGGACACTCTATCTCTTGCAGCACTTCGGTGTGCAGTTGACGAAAGAGGAGTGGCTAGCAGTTCAGACGGCACAGGGATCCCATTTTGAGGAGAACCGGTTCTATGTGGGACACGAACCGTCCCTGGCAATTCTCTTGCAGCATGCGAAGTCTTTGACGGTTCATCTTTCTAGAAATGAATAGAAACGAATAGAGACGGGCCATATTTAGTTTTGATGTTTATTTTACGTGAGTACATACGGTACATGCTTAAGGAGAAATTCTACAAAGGATTGTCAGCCTTGTCGGAAACTCGATATGAGAGCGACAAGAACCGCGATTCCGACGAAGAAGAAAATCTGCTAGTTGAGCCAGACATGTCTGAAGAAGAAGTGCGTGATGGAGAAGAGACCGACGAGATGAGCACAGTCGGAGGTGGCGGCGGAGCTGTGACCTCAAGTGGCCAGATCTCGGGTGTGATATCCCATGGCCCAGCCGGCAGTTCTTCCAAAAAGGGAAAGAAGAAGGGTAAGAAGAAGTCCCGACCGTACTACACGTGGAATAAAAAATAATTGAACATTTGATGATTTGAGACTAATTTTAAGGTGGCCTTAGGGCCAAACAATATTTGACCATTAACAATTAAGGAGTTAACAAAATGGGTATTGACTTTGATGCAATTCGTAAGAAGCTAAACAAACTTTCAGGACAGAACAGCCGCCGGGACCGAATGTGGCGACCGCAGGAGGGTGAAGAGTCTACTGTTCGACTTCTCTCATTTCCTGACAACGATGGCCAGCCCTTCAAGGAGCTGTGGTTCTACTACAATATCGGTAACAATCCGGGACTGTTGGCACCCTACCAGTTCAACAATCCCGATCCTGTCCAGGAGCTCATCAATAAGCTCCGAGATGACAGTAACAAGGAATCGTATGAGCTAGCAAAGAAGCTCTATCCGAAGATGAGGTGTTATGCTCCTGTCATCGTTCGAGGTGAGGAGGACAAGGGAGTTCGTCTCTGGTCGTTCGGAAAGACAGTCTATCAGTCGCTCTTGAATATCATGCTCGACGAGGACTACGGTGACATCACTGATCCTGTCGACGGCCGTGATGTTAAGATCACGTGCACGAAGGCACCTGGGCGCATGTGGGCGACTACAACGGTTCGCCCTCGTGGTAAGTCAACCGGTCTTGCCAGCTCTCAGGAGAAGTCGAAGGAGTGGATCGATAACATTCCGTCGATTGATGATCTCTACACTTGCAAGACCTACGATGAGCTGGAGAAGACGATTAATGATTGGCTCAATGGGGACGATGGTAGCGACGAGGCTGATTCCAGCCTAGGTCTTTCACGTGGTGGATCCGGAGTCAGTGATCTGGCAGATTCTCTCAATGATGACAAGGGATCTGAAAAAGACACTTCATCTCCCAAGTACAAGGATCTAGACGAGGCCTTTGCAGACCTCGAGAACCTATAGGTCGAGTGACCGGTAAAATGTACGAAGGGGATCACACAGTGATCCCCTTTTCTTTTGAACAATATATGGGTGTGTTGTACACTTTAGACAACGCAGGCGGATCTTAAAATGACAAAATCTAAAAAGAAGGCGGGGGTAGATGATTTCACCGCTGATCTCATATCATCCCTGAATAAGGAACACGGAAGTCGGGTCGCTTATAACCTGGCCTACGATAAATCACCAACTCACGTAAAGCGTTGGATCAGCACAGGATCTAAGCAGCTAGATTATATCATCGCCAACAGGCACGATGGGGGTCTACCGGAAGGAAGAATCGTCGAGATCTTTGGTCCGCCCTCCATCGGAAAATCCCACATCGCGATCCAGATCGCACGAGCAACTCAGGGTATGGGCGGAATTGCTGTGTATATCGACACAGAGAACGCAACGTCAGTTGATAATTTGGCTCTTCTTGGTGTCGATGTTTCAAAGAGATTTGTCTATGTCGATACCCACTGTACTGAAGAGGTTCTCTCCATCGCTGAAGCTACCATCCTGAAAGCCAAGGCGATGAATAAGGATGTGCCCATTACAATTATCTGGGATTCTGTGGCAGCATCATCTCCAAAAGCAGAGCTGGTTGGGGACTATGATAAGGAGTCAATAGGCCTGCAGGCCCGGGCGATCTCTAAGGGCATGAGAAAGATAACTGGAGTGATCGCAAATCAAAATGTGTTATTTGTGATTCTGAACCAGATCAGAACAAAAATCGGTGTGATGTATGGTGATCCCACTACGACACCGGGAGGCAAGGCGATCCCATTTCACTCTTCAGTTAGGATCAAGTTGGGCGCAGGACAGACAATTGAGAACAAAAAGAAAGAGGTCATCGGCATTCATGTGTCTGCCAAGACAATCAAGAACAAGGTCGCAGCTCCATTTAGGAAGTGCAATTTTGAGATACATTTCGGAATTGGGATCAAAGAGCACGAGCAGATTTTTGATGTCCTTAGAAAGCATGGCCAGATCACGATGGATGATAAAACGGTGGAGATCTCTGGATCATCAACATGGAAGTCACTCATAGTGGCCGATGCGTCTACTGGTGAGGTTCTTGTGGAGAAAAAGTTCTACAAGTCTGATTTCGATTCTATCATGGCTGATCCTGAATACGCCAAGTACATCGATGATCTACTGGCAGACGCCATGGTGAGGAAGATGACTGATCCTGAGTCCATGGAGCTAGATCCCGAGTCCTATGAGGAAGTTCGATCCGTGTCTCTGGACATCTCTAGCGACATAATTGACCCGGAGGAGTGATCTCCTCATGACCGACCGACCGGTTCTTCTAATAGACGGCCTCAATCTTTTTACGAGGCATTTCGTTGTCAATCCAACGATGAGTGACCTAGGTCACCATGCCGGCGGCGTTGTGGGATTTCTTAAGGGAATACGACATCTGGTAGAAAAGATCTGTCCCACTCAGGTTTTTGTTGTGTGGGAGGGCGGTGGCTCTCCGAGAAGAAGGGCAATATTCCCAGAGTACAAGGGAAATAGACGACCCCAACGTCTCAATAGATTCTACGGGGAAGATATTCCTGACACCGTGGAGAACAGGAACTATCAGATCTCCTTATTAGTGGAGATTCTCAAAAAGACACCAGTAGTTCAGCTTTATGTCTCAGACTGTGAGGCAGATGATGTGATAGGCTACTTGTCGAAGTATAAGTTGACTGATCAGAGGTGTGTGATAGTATCTTCGGATAAAGACTTCTACCAGCTCATCGACGACAGGGTGACGCAGTGGTCGCCGGGACAGAAGCGATTCATTGACAAGACAGCGGTTGTTAAAAAGTTTGGAATTCCGACACACAATTTTTGTGTGGCCAGGTGCTTCTGTGGAGACTCTTCTGATGGAATTCCAGGAATCAAAGGAGCCGGCTTCAAGACGCTTTCAAAGAGGTTTCCTGAGATAACAGAAGATGACGATGTGTCTGTTGAGGACATACTCCAACTGAGTCTTGAGAGGTCAGTTAACAGTAAGGTGAAACTTTTTGACAGGATTAATGATGATCCTAACACAGCTAGGAGAAACTGGAAGTTGATGTTCTTAGACATGTCTAATATGTCAGCCAGTCAGATCAAAAAAATTAATGATGTTATCGATACTTTTAGCCCATCTCGAGATAAAATAGGTCTGATGAGAGTGCTTATCAGAGAGGGGATCAAAGATTTTGACTCCGACACCTTCTGTATGGTAACTTACGCGATTCTAGGGAAAATTTAGAGGAGACCATGGTCCAATTAACGTCAGATGAGACAGGACACTTTAGGCAGTACGGAAAAGTATTCCAGGAAAAGATATTTCAGTGTTTTCTGTCTGATCACACCTGGTCGGCTCAGATGGTCGAGGTGATGTCTCCGTGCTTTTTTGATGTGAAGTATTTGTCATATCTTTCGGAGAAGTATTTTCTGTATTATAACAAGTATAAGTGTTTTCCTACCCTTGGTCTGTTAGTGACTATCATAAAGGATGATCTGAGCCAAAGAGAGGATATCCTCTTAAGGGACCAGGTCGTTGAGTATCTACATCGGATCAAGTCTAATCCCGACGTGAGTGATCTCAAATTTGTTAAGGATAAGTCATTAGATTTTTGTAAGAGACAGGCATTCAAAGAGGCTCTAGAGCAGGCTGTTGAGTTAATTGCAACTGATAAATTTGACAGCGTTGTGGATCTAATGAAGAATGCAGTGTCTGTAGGAATGCCCAGCTCCGTCGGGCATGATTTTTTTGAGGATGCTGACGCTAGATTTGTAAAGTTCAATCGACAGTGTTGTCCTACAGGAATTGATCGGCTGGACGAGCGGGACGTCCTCCGCGGCGGACTTGGACGAGGCGAGATAGGTGTTGTAACAGCCAACACCGGTGTGGGAAAGAGTCATTTTCTGGTCGCGGTGGGCGCTCATGCGATGAAGTGCGGAAAGAATGTTGTGCACTACACATTTGAGCTATCTGAGCATGCGGTAGGTCTGAGGTATGATTCTAACATATGCAATATCCCTAGCAACGACGTTGCGGAGAATAAGGAGCGGGTGTTATCTACTTACAAAGATACAGATCTCGGTAGGCTCATAATTAAAGAGTACCCAACA